ACTGGGGCACAACGTTCAACTGCGGCGGTTTGGGTAGTCCGGTGCAGTAGAGTCACTGTGGGGTGAATGGGGGACGGGCCAGGTGGTGATGACTAGGCCGCGACCCCCACCGGATACCGACGCATTAGCGGGATTTCGTCCGCGGCTACCGTGGCCCGTCGAAACGACCGGAGCTGACGAAGCTCCTCCGCCGTCACCCCCGGTGGGAGCAGCCCCGACGCCGCCCAAGCCTCGTCGGGGTCCATGCTCAGGATCTCGATCAGCCGGTTGACGAGCTCGTGATTGAGGCGCCGCTGCCCCTCACGAATCGTGCGGATCGAAGTCGAGTCGAACAGTGAGCCATCGGACAACTCCCCGAGGCGGGACGCGAGCCGACGCTGGCTGATGCCGACCTGGTCCATGCGCTGCGAGACGAGCTTGCCGAACTCCACTTGCCCCATGTGGCCCGTCCTCCTGTGCCGGTCCCCCCGCCGTGTCCCCTGGACGGGGGACGCTACGCGAAAGATTAGTCGCGCGGGTAGTGGCTGTCAACCTAAGAGTATATCCTTGGAAGTATTGACAAGGGCTAGCGTCGGTGCCAACATCGCACGCCTACCAGCCAAGGAGGCTACCCAAGCCGTGAGCGCAGACCGTAAGCCCACCAGCGACAACAGCGAGTCCGCCGCCATCGGCCGACGCATCCGGCTCCAGCGGGAACGCAAAGGGCTGACCCAGCTCAAGCTCGCGGTCCTGACCGGGCTCACGCCAGTGACGATCTGGCGGCTCGAGAGCGGTTTCTACTCCGACCAGCAGGTTTCCACGCTCCGCACCATCGCCAACGCGCTCGAGATCACGGTCGGCATGCTCACCGATCCGGAACCCAACGGCGAGCCCGCAGGCAAGGCGGCGTCATGACTGCCCGGCCGAGCCTTGAGTCCCGCGCGCAGGGCGTCCGTGTCGCCAAGCCCAGGCCTGGCCAGGACAAGCGGGCCGCCGCCGAGTACGCCGCGGCGCTGGAGCGGGAAACCGACCGTTCGCTCCGCGACAAGTCGCTGTGGCCCTACACCGGACCCGGGCGGTGGCGCGCCCGCTCAATCCTCGAGCTCGGCTCTGGCACCGCCGCCCGCAGCGGGCAGCCAACCACTGGGCGGTGGGACCAGAGTCCCTAAAACAGCCAGCGGCTCCCCGCCCCGCCAAAGAGCTGAGGAGCCGCCCGACGAACGGAGCATACCGTGGCCAGCTTCCTGCACCGCATCACCACCGCCATCGGCCGCCTGCTCGGCCCATGCCCCCCGGCAGGCTGGAAGCACCCTCCCACCGCCACGACCACCGTCGCCAGGGGCAAACCGCCGGCCGCGCTGCCAAGCCGTGTCGCCGCCCGCGCCCTGGAACCACCCGCCCGGCCCACCTGGATGGCCGACCCCGCCTACGTCGACCTGGCCCGCCAGCTGCTGAAGGCGCTGGGGTCCAGGCAGGGTGGTCGCAACCGTGTCGCCGCCACGATGGGCCGCGCGCTGTGGCAGACCCGTGATCCTGGCGCGGAACTGCTACGGCTGTGTGAGGAGTCCAGGACGGTGCTGCGGGCGCTGGGGGAGCTGCGGCTGGAGCAGGTCCGGCAGGCGTGGCAGGCCAAGGCCGACGCCGAGGATGCAGCCCAGGTCGACGAGCTGGAGCCGCTGCGCGCGATCGCCACCAGGAGCCGCTGATGCTGCTGTTGCACCCTCCACCCCCCCCGTCGTCGGCGCCGCTGGTCAGCTCGGGCGAACTGCGCGCCCTCGCCCACGTGCTGAACCGCGCGCAGATCGCTTTGGACACGCGCGAGCCGGGCATGTGCCCACAGGTCTTGCTGCGTCTGCTCGAGCAGGACCTGGAGCAGCGTGCGGCCGCGGCCGAGGTGGACGAGTTCCTGCTGGTGCGGGCGGCGGCTTCCCTGCGCCGCCCGCGCCGGTGGGGGAGCTGGGCCTTCACGATGCTCACAGCCGGGCGGTGGCCCTCGTGGAGCTGACCAACGCGCGCCGCCGCGGCCTGGCCGTGCTGTTCCGCGGCCGCCTCGACATGCGTCCCGTCTACGAGTCCAACATCACCAGCCCCCCCGACGACCCGCGGCGGCTGACCGTCTACTGGCAGACCGTCCGCTGGCTCGTGGAGCACGGCTACGCCACCGTCGAGCGGACAGCCGCTAACCGCGTCACCCTGACTGCCGCAGGCCTCGACCTCGCACGACAGGCGACTCGGTGACCCGCCAGTGGGCCGACGTCGACCCCGTCCAGGTGAGCGCCTACTGCGCCGACAAGGCCGACCGGCTCCGCGACCACGAGCAGCTCACCCGCGAGACGTTCGGGCCGACCTGGGCGACCTACCTGGTGCTCGGCGACAGCGAGCTGGTCTACCGCGTCGACCTGTGGCTCCAGGAGGACCGGTGGGCCGGCTGGTGCGAACACCCGCTCCTGTTTCGCGAGCGGCACGACATCCCCATCCGCGTCGGCCAGTCCTGTTCGCATATTCACGCGGCCGCGGCCGAAGAGGCCCGCGTCCGCAACACCTACATTCCCGTCCCGCCCCAACCGGACCCGTTCCTCGGGCGGCCGGCGGGCGCGACGGCCGGCTTCTACGACTGACCCAGGAGATTCTGTTGCTCAAGATCATCATCGCCGTCGAGGTCCTGGCGTTGCTGGGGGCTGTGTGGCAGGTGGCCTACTGGCGCGCCCGGGCGCTGCGGGCATCCCATCTGTACCTGCTGCTGGCGGAGAAAGAGCGCGAGTTGCGCGCCAAGCTGGACGCCACCGACATCCTGCTCATCACCCGCTACACCCTGGACCGGGCCGAGCCCGGCAGCGCCCTTGGCGAGGCCGCCCGCCGTGTGCGCGCCATCGGCGAGCGCGCCGCCGACAACCTGGGCGTCACGCCGCACCCGCACGGACCGGGGCTGCTCCGATGACCGGCAGCGTGATCATGGTCGACTGGCCCCGAGCCCTGCTGTATGCCGCCGGGTTCTTCCTGCCGCTGGCCGTCCTGCTGCACCTGGGGCACGCCGCCGGCGGCTGGGTTGGCGACCGGGCAGGCCGTGCGGTGGCCACCCGCATCCGCCACCGTCGTCGGCGGGGGTGGATCGGATGACTCCGGTCGTGCAGGACGGGCCCTACTGGCTGTCCGCGACGAAGATCACGATGGCGCTCGGCTGCCCCCTGCGCGCCCAGCGGCGGTATCGACTCAAGTTGCCGGAGCGGCCCAGCCTGCCGATGCATCGCGGGAACCAGCTCCACCAGGCATTGGAAGAGACCAAGGGGCGACCCGAGGGATTGGCGGAGGCGACCCGGACCGCGTGGGCGTACAACGCGCCCCCACCCTGGAATGAGCTGTTCAAACCTTGGCTGGTCCTCCAGGAGGAGATGCGGCCCGTCGTCGTCGAGCTCGACCAGCTCGCCCAGCAGATCCAGGAGGACGCCAAGGCTGGCCGGCGCCCGGGCGGTGCGCAGGCCCCGCGGATGACCAGCGATTTCAAGCGTGCCGAGGCGGACCTGCTCGGCCCCTGGCAGGACACCATCCAGTCGTTGCGCGCCGCCGAGCGTGAGCTGCTGGACGGTCCCGACTCGCCGTGGGAGGCCACCAACCGCAGCGGCTTCGACGAGTACGCCACCAGCCTGGACACCGCCGCCGCCTACAGCGCCTGGTGGAACGGCATACCCGGGGCCGAGCGGCCGGAGATCCTGCACTGCGAGCGCCGCTTCGAGGTCCTGCTCGACCAGGGCCAGTTCAAGCTGGGCGGCCGTGTGGACCGCATCGACCTCGACCCCACCCAGGACGCCCTGGTGGTCGTCGACTACAAGACCGGTTCGGGAGCGTTCGACAAGGAAGCCAAGTGGGTGCAGGCCGCCTGCTATGCGCTCGGCGTCGAACAGGTGATCGGGCAGCGGCCCGACCTGGTCCGGTTCATCTACCTGGACGGCGGCCCGAGTGTGGAGACCTACCGGGTGTATCCGCTGTGGGACCTGAAGCTGGCCGACCTGTGCCGGTACGCCAGGGATCTGATCGAGGGCCCGCCGATCGCGAGCCTGCACGGCTGCGCCATCTGCTCCTACCACGACCTGTGCTTCGACGTGGCCGGCACCGGCATGCAGTTCCAACCGCTCGAAACCCTCGCTGACCAAACCATCCCGGAGGCAGCATCGTGACCACCACTGACCGTGCCCAGCTTGCCAGGCTGGTCAACCGTGTGCCCGACCGGTTCGTCAAGCAGGTCGACGTTGGCGGCGGACGCAAAGAGTCCTACGTCCCCCACGACGTGATCGAACAGCTGCTGCTGTACATCGTCGGCCCGTTCGACTTCGAGGTCGTCGAGCTGATCCGCGGCGACGTGCCCGAGGTGCCACCCAACCCGCAGGGCTCAAGCAAGCGGGCCAAGGACGGCACGCTGGCACTCCACAACGCGGTGGTGGGTGCACGCTGCCAGCTCACCACCACCATCGACGGCGACACCACCCGAATCACCGAGATCGGCGACGTCGAAGACCCCCACAACTGGTCCAACGACGGCAAGCGTGCCAAGCAGGCCGCCTCCGACGGGCTGAAGCGCTGCGCGATGCGGCTCGGCCTCGCCCTGCACGTCTGGGCGGAAGGCGACTACGTGCTCGACAAGTGGATCCCCCTCCCCTCCAAGGACGAGGGCGCCGAGACGTCCGGGGCGGATCGCGGCGGGTCCGCCCCGGACACCACGTCCGAGGCGGAGGCCCCGCCACAGGGGAAGGACGGACAAGCCGCCACCTCGGACCCTCCCGCCGAACCCAAGCAGCAGCGCACCTCGCGCGCCCGCACGACCACCAGCAAGACCAAGCAGGAGAACGCCTCTGCCGAACCGGCCGCCCCCCAAGCGCCGCCGGCGGAGGACGCCCCGGCCGCCCACACCCAGGCCCCCCCGGGTGTGGCGGCCGGGGCCACCAGCCCCAACGGCCATCCGGCCGACCAGGCACAGACCATGGAACAGGTCGCCGCCGTGCTTGGCCGCAGCCTCAACAACTGCTGGATCCGCCTGCGCCGCGCCGCACAGAACGACGAGCTGCCCGCCAAGCCGTTCGGCGAACTCGCCACAGCAGACCAGCTCAAGCAGCTGGGCGGCGATGACCTGAAGCTGGCGCGCGCGTGGCTCATCGACCACAACAGGCAGGGAGCGGCGGCATGACCCGGCTGTGCTTCCTCGACACGGAGACCACCGGGCTGGAGCCTGATCGTCACGAGGTGTACGAGATCGGCCTCATCGTCCGCGACGGTGACAGCCGCATGGACCCAGAGTGGCGCTGGTGGCTGCCGGTCAACCTCGCCAGGGCCGACCCGAACGCGCTCCGCGTGGGCCGCTTCTTCGAGCGCAGGCCCCCGCAGAGCCGAATATGGGATGGCGCGCTCCAGTGGGCGCCCGACATCAGCGGCAAGATCGAACAGGCCGACGTCCGGGACGTTGCCGCGTCGGTGATGGAGCTGACCGCCGGTGCGCACCTGGTCGGCGCCGTCCCCTCCTTCGACGCGGCGTTCCTCTCGCGGCTGTTGCGCGCCCACGGCTGCTGCCCCGCCTGGAACTACCACCTCGTGGACGTGGAAGCGCTGGCAGCCGGGTACCTGGCCGGCAAGGCCAAGGCCGACCATCTGCTCGGCGAGGTCGCCGAGGAAGGCATCGACCTGGCCCGGCCGCCGTGGGACTCCAGCAAGCTGTCAGCCGCAGTGGACGTCGACCCGGGCAAGTTCGACCGGCACACCGCGCTCGGCGACGCACGCTGGGCACGGGCCATCTATGACGCGGTGATGGCTGAGGGGCGGACGCCGTGAGCGGCTACAAGCACGGCGAGGCGTTTTGCCACATGCGCTACCTGGCCGACGACGGCTCCCAGGAGCTGTCGGTGTGGAACAGCCGCGACGGTGTGACCCCATTCGTCATCAGCTTGCCGTCAGGCAGGGGCGCCACCCACGTCGACTGGCACCAGGACCGGTATGACCCCACCCATGTGCCCGCGGTGGGCGACTGGATCTTCGTCGACCTGACCGAGGAACGGGCACTCCAGGCGGCGCGGCGCAACGCGCAGCGGTTCTGGGACGATCCGACGCTGCCCGCGCGGCAGAGCTTCAGCTCGGTGGAGGACCTGGCGTCCACGCTGGCCGCAAGCTATCTGGAGCCGCGGGGCGGCCCGGATCTGGTGCAGGTCACCGAGGAGTTGCGCGCCCAGCTGGTGAGCGCGCGCGAGCGGCCGGAGGTGGCTGGAAGAAGCCTTGGGGAAGGTGACGTGGCCGCCTCCGGCTCAACCATCCCAGCCGATCAGGGAGGTGAGAGCGATGTGACCCAGATCGAGGCGGGGCCGGCCGCTGCCGAACGTGGAGGCACGTCAAGGCATGCGAACCCGGCCGGCCCCACCCTCGACCCCCAGAAGGCCGCCAGGGTGCTGCGGAACATCGTCAGCGTGTCGTTCAGGGTGCCGGACAGTCACCTGACGGAAGCCCTTGGCGCGGTCGAGGCCGGCGCCATCGCGCTGGAGGCCAGCAGCGACCGGCTCGCCGACCTCGAGGTGTACGCCGCCGAACTCCGCGACCTCCTGGAGCAAATCGGTTCCTATCTCGCGCGCTTCCATGATCTATACGAGGGCAGCGCGCTCGCCACCAAGATCCGTGCCGCGCTCCAGGTCTCCCCGCCAGCGCGGGGCCGGGCCGTCCTGGAGGAGCTGGAACTGCTCCGCCAGGTCGCCCTTCTGGCGCCACGGCCGCCCTGGTTCAAGACCGACACGCAAGGCTACGTCCGCGCCTTGGAGCGCCTCGACCAGGCGGGGGCGGCGAGGCCGGATGCGTAGCCGCCCTGCCCGCCTGGCCATCACCATCCTGCTGCTGGTCGCTCTCGGCTTGGGCCTGGCGCTGCTGGCCGCCGGGTCGGGCCCCAGGGACACGGTGCCCCACACCACCACGACGATGGGGGGTGGCCCATGGGCCGGCTGACCGAACTGGCGCTGGACGACCAGCTGCTGGCGGTGCTTCGCGACGCCGAGGGGTTCCCACTGTCGACCCGTCAGGTGGCCGAGCTGGCCGGCCCGATGGCGTGGCCACCGGACGGTGTGACCTGGAAGCGGCTGAACCTGCTGGAGAAGGCGGGGCGGGTTGAGCGGGTCAAGCTGCCGGGCTGGCGGCAGGTCTGGTGGCGCACCTCGGGGCCGACGGATGGGTAGGCCCGGCGCCGTCTACCCCGAAGTGCTCGCCGTTGAGCGGGACTGTCTGAACTGCGACGAGCCGTTCACGCCCGCGAGGGAAGGCTGGCAGGCGCTGTACTGCTCCCCCGCGTGCTGGCGTGCCAACAACGGCGGGCCGGGCCGCTGGCGCCCGGCTGCGGCCGCAGCGTCGCCCGTCCCAGACCGGCTGCCACCGAAGGTTGCCGACGCCGTCGTCGCCTTCCAGGAGACGACCACCCACGTCGCCGAGGCCTTCGCCGGCATCCGCCGGCCGGCGCGGCGCCTGGTCGTCATCGGCGTCGAGCACTGCCAGCGGTGCGGCGTCGACCACCAGGTCTACGGCTACCAGCAACAAGCCAGCTACGCCCTGATCGGACAGGACGGTGCGCCATGAACGCCCGCCACGTCCTGGACCGGGCGATGAGCGAGGCCGACCTGCAAGCAAGCATCGTCGACCTCGCCCGCATCCTCGGCTGGACCGTCCTGCACATCGACGACGCCCGCCGCGAAGTCGTCACCCAGGCGGGAGAGCGGCGGCTGGTCGGTGACAAGAACGCTGCCGGCCTGCCCGACCTGATCATGCTCCGCGAGCGGATCGTCTGGGCCGAGCTGAAACGCGAGCGTGGCCGGCTGCGGCCCACCCAGCGGCGCATCCTCGCCGATCTGCGCCGCGCTGGCGCCGAAGTCTACCTGTGGAAGCCGAGCGACTGGCCCGCCATCCAGCACACCCTCACCAGTAGGCGGCCAGGATGAACCTCTGCGGACTCAGCCAACCTGGGCCAGACCTGCCCGACGCCGGCGAGGGCACGTGCTGCATGGGCGCGGCCATGTTCGGCCCGGAGCGGTGCACCTGCTGGCAGCCGGTCTACGACCTCGACCAGGCACAGCCGGTGGAAGCCGCCCCTTCGACCCGCGCGGCGCCGTGCGAGGACTGCGCGTTCCGTGCCGACTCGCCTGAGCGGCAGGGTGAGCCGGGCTACGCGGGCAGCGAGGCGGAACTGGACCGCCTGGTGGCCACTGGCCAGCCGTTCTTCTGCCACCAGGGCATCCGCCGCCCCATCACCTGGCGGCATCCCACCGGGACGGAGATCCCCGGCGACCCGGCCAACTACCAGCCACCCATCATCGTCGGCGTGCCATACCGCGCCGACGGCACCCCAGCCGAGGTCTGCGCCGGCTGGGCGGCCCGGCACCGGGCACTCAAGGACGGTGATAGCGAGTGAGCACACCGCTGAGCCAGCCGTACATGGAGCCCGAGGACTGGTATCGCGTGCCGTCGCAGTACCCGCGGTGTCGTCGCAAGCGCTGCCACCAGCCCCCAGTCGCCGACATGCGCCGCAGCCGGTACAGCCACCGCGAGGGCCGCTCGGTGGCCGCCTGGTACGCCTACTGCGCCGATCATCTGCGCGAGTACAACCGCGGGGTCCGTGACGGCCGCGTCTGGTGGCTCGGTCGCCCCGAGGGGGAGCGTGAATCGTGAGCGACCACTGCCGTTCTTGCGGCGCCGAGGTGGTGTTCGTCCGCTCGGCCAAGAGCGGCAAGCGGATGATCTTGGACGCCAAGGCGGAGAAGCGCGTCGTGCTCGGCTCGGCGATCACGACGCTGGAGCCAGACGACGGGATTGTCGTCGGCGCGCAACACCCGGACGCCGCACTCATCGCCCGCGTCGTCAGGACCTACGTCGACCACCATGCGACATGTTCGGCGGCGGCCGAATGGAAGGGCAGGCGCCGGTGAGGGCCCGCGTGGAGTTCGAACCCCGTGATCTGTGGGTCGGTGCCTACTGGAACCGCTCGCCCGCCTATGCCGGCCAGGACGCGACAGCCATGTACCTGCGCTGGGAGTACGACCTCTACGTCTGCCTGGTCCCCACGCTTCCCCTGCATGTGTGGTGGTCGCGGTGACCGCCCCCGTCCTGCACGTGGCCACCACCACGGCGCTGCACCGGGACGGCCTCCAGGTCCATGAGGTCTTCCACGGCCTGCTCCGCGAGGGGAGCGTGAAGGGTCGTGAGGTGTGGCGCTGCGACCACCCGCATCCCAAGCGCCCCGGCGCCAGGGCATGCGCAGGCGGCGAGCTCCGCCAGCGCGCCCTGCCCGAAATGAAAGGCAACTGGGACGGCTGGACCCGCTCGGTGCGCGACTGCCTGGCCCCCGGCGGCTACCGGCAGATGCCCGTGTGCCCGCTGTGCGCCAAGAGCCTGCTGCACACCAAGGCCGAACATGACCGGCTCGAACCATCCGTCACCCCCAAGGAGCTGCAACGCCGTGACCGCATCGACCGCTGACCCCATCATTCCCGAGCCGCTCGACACGTGGGCGAAATTGGATCTTTTTGGCCGGCAGACCGCCGCCGGCCGTGTGCGCGAGGTCAAGATCGCCGGCACCGACTTCCTGCGCCTGCACATCCCCGCCCAAGACGGCAAGCAGGCCCGCACGATCGACTACAACCCGGCTGCGGTCTACTCGATCGAGCATGTCGACGAGGAGACCGCCCGGGCGGCCGCCCGCCTGGACCAGCCGCCCCTGCCCGTGGAGGCGTGGAGCGTCCGCCGCATGCTCGGGGTGGGCACCAGCCAGCTCGCCCTCGCCACCCCCGACCCCGACGAGGACGAGGACGAGGCGCCGCTCTGATGAGCCTCAAGGTGACCATCGTCGACGAGCAGACCGGCGACACCGAGACCACGCATGTCCCAGACGGAGACTACCTGCTGCTCGTCACCGACCCGGCCGAAGCCTCGTTCCAGGTTTTCCCCACCACCGGAACGCACGTCATCACGGTCAAGGGCCGAGTGCAGCGATGACCGCCGAGCAGCCCACCTGGGGTGGCCCCACCCTCCCCACCGTCGCCGGCATCAACCTACCCGCCTGCCCGCTGTGCCGCCGACATCTGAAGCACACCTGGCCGGAGCATGTCGCCCAGATCCGAGCCACCAGCGACCCACTCGCCCAAGCCGCCGGCCTGCCCCAGGGTGATGCCGCATGAGCGACCGGCCAGGCCCCTACGAGCTGTGGCGCCAGGCCGGCGGCGGCACCCCCGCCTACAGCCGCCAGGAGTACCACCGGCTCATGGTCTCCCATGGCCACCTGGTGCTCCGGCCAGCCTGCATCTGTGCCCGTGTCGTGGACGATCCCGCCGAGCATGAGCCAGCCTGCCCCCGCTTGAAGGACAACGACCGGCGGCTGGCATGCGGCTGGCTGCCCGGCGGAGAGCAATCCCCACGGCTCACCGTGGCCGTCACCGGCGACCGCAACTGGCGGCACCCGCTGATGCTCAAGCTCACCCTCGGCGGCCTCGCTGTCGCCTTCCTCCCCGACTTCGAGCTACTCATCGGCGACTGCCCAGCCGGCGCCGACGCCCAAGCGCTCGACCTGGCCCGCGGCGCCGGTTGGGCACACCGCGTCTTCCACGCCCGCTGGGACGAAATGGAGGCCGAGGGCAAGCCCCGCAACGCAGCCGGCCCGCTGCGCAACCGGGAGATGCTCGACGCCCTCCAAGCCGCAGACGGCCAGCGCCTGGTCGTCGCCTTCCACGACCACCTCGACCACTCCAAGGGCACCAAGGACTGCGCCGACGAGGCCAAGCGGCGCGGCCTCCCCGTCTACCTGGTGAGCAAGCTATGAACGCCCCCGCCGCAGCGCTGGTGGCGTGGCGGCTGGTCCGCCTCAGCCCCGCCCACCCCCTCTGGCACCTCGAACGCGTCGGCGCGGAGCAGACCGAGTGCGGCCGGGACTGGCGGGAGCCGATCCGCCACACCCTCACCGAGCCACTCCCCACACCGCGGTGCACCACCTGCGGACCGAAGATGGTTGGTGAGCTCGCCCAGCAGCTCACGCTCGAGGCGGACCCGGAGCTCAGGCGTGAACGCTGAGCCGGCGCCGATCACCCGCCCCGCGCTTCGCTGGTTCGGCGGGAAGTGGCGCCTTGCGCCGTGGATCGTCACGCATCTGCCCCCACACGATGCCTACTGTGAGCCCTACGGCGGCGCCGCATCCGTACTGCTGCGCAAGCCCTCCGCCAAGCTGGAGACCTGGAACGACCTCCATGGCCGACTCGTCAACTTCTTCACCGTGCTCCGCAGCCGTCCCGACGAGCTGGTCCGGGCACTCGAGCTGACGCCCTACGCCCGCGCCGAGTACGAGCAGGCCCGAGAGGTCGACACCGACCCACTCGAGGACGCCCGCCGCTTCTACGTCCTCAGCAACCAGGGCCGCGCCGGCGCTGCGGGCGCCGCCGAGCGCGGACGCGTTCAGGGCTGGCGCTACGTCATCGACCAGGCAGCTCGACACGGCAGTCCGCCGTACTGCGAGGCCGCCGACCTCTCCCACCTCCACGCCATCGCCGCCCGGCTGCGCCTCGTCCAGGTCGAGCATGACGACGCGCTGGCCGTGCTGTGCCGCTACGACGCCCCCGGCGTCCTCCATTATGTCGACCCGCCTTATTGGGACCCGGGAGCGGACTTCCACAGCCGCTACGCCCACCCGATGATCACCGAAGCCGAGCACCGCACTCTCGCCGAAACGCTGCATGCCCGCCGAGGAATGATCGTGCTCTCAGGTCGGCCGAGCGACCTGTACGCCGACCTGTACGACGCCCGTGGCTGGCGTCGAGTCGAGCGGCAGTCCCTCACCGACGCGGGTCGACTCGGTACCGAGGTCCTATGGTTCAGCCCCGCCGCCGCGGCGGCCGCCGCGCGCGCCCGGCAGCTCACCTTCGCCGAGGTAACCGGATGAGCGCCCTCCTCCAGTGCCCTGGCTGCGGCTGGTGGACCCGCGGTCTCCAACCCGACGGGCGCTGCCTGGACTGCAATTTGGGCTGGACCACCTGTCCCCAACACGCCCGCCTCGAATGGGCCGGCAGCGAGCATCGCAAAGTCACCGCCCACGAGGTCCTCACCACCATGCGCGCCCACCCCGACAACGTCACGCACCTGCCTACCCCAACGACCGGTCCCCGAGGTGTCAGTGCCCCCCGATGACCACCAGCGCCCACCCCCGCATCACCTCGAAGCCGAAGAGGCGGTGCTCGGCGCCATGCTCCTCGACACCGGCGCACTCGAACACGCCCTGGTCACCCTCGACACCACCGACTTCTACCGGCCAGCCCACCGCACCATCTTCGACGCGATCGCCACCCTCGAAGCCGCCGGCCGCCCCGTCGACCCCATCACCCTGGCCGCCCACCTGCTGGCCGCCGGTGATCTCGCCAACGTCGGCGGCCACCCGTTCATCCACACCCTCGTCTCAAGCGTCCCCACCGTCGCCCAGCACGCCCACTACACCGAACTCGTCGCCACTGCGGCCGCCGCCCGTCGGCTCATCGACGCCGGCCACAGGATCACCCAGCTCGGCCACGAACAGGGCCTGGACCCCGACAAGGCCCACCAGATCGCCCTCGAACTCCTCGCCCAGCTCGGCACCGCCAGGCCCCATGCCACCCCCGGCGGCGACCGCGCCCAGGACGGCGGCCGCTTCATCCTCGACGTCCCGGACCAGGCCACCGCCATCTGGGGTGCCGAGCAGGAGGTCTGCTGGGCCGCCGGCGAAGCCCTCATGCTCGTCGGCCCCCAAGGCGTCGGCAAATCCACCCTCGCCCAGCGCCTGGTCCTCGCCAGGATCGGCATCGGCCCCGCCCAGCTGCTGGGCCTCCCCGTCACCCCCTGCACCAGCCGCATCCTGTACCTGGCGTGCGACCGGCCACAGCAGATCGCCCGCTCCTTCCGCCGCATGGTCGACGAGGCTGACCGTGCCCTCCTGGACGAGCGGCTGGTCGTCTGGCCCGGCCCACCCGAGCAGGACCTCGCCCAGCAGCCCAAAACCATCCTCCAATTGGCACGCCGCCATGGTGCCGACACCGTCATAATCGACAGCCTAAAAGATGGCGCGCTCGACCTCGTCAAAGACGAAATTGGCGTGCGCTATAACCAGGCCCGCCAGACCGCACTCGCCGCAGGAATACAACTCCTGGAACTGCACCATCAGCGCAAGGCCGGCGCCGACAACAAGCGGCCCCGCAGCATTGCCGACGTGTACGGGTCGGTGTGGCTCACCGCCGGCGCCGGCTCCGTCATCCTCCTTTGGGGCGACCCCGGCGACCCCATCGTCGAACTCGCCCACCTCAAGCAGCCCGCCGAAGAAGTCGGGCCCATGCGGCTGCTCCACGACGCGCCCACCGGGTCGATCAGCATCCAGCAGGGCGTCGACCTGCTCACCCTGCTACGCCTCCAGCCAGGCCTCACCGCCGCCGACGCCGCCCGCCTCCTCTTCGACGTCGAAGGCCGCTCACCCGAGCCCAAGGAGATCGAGAAGGCCCGCCGGCGCCTCGACAGCCTGGTCCGCCGAGGCCTCGCCAAGCTCCAACCAGGCGCCGCGAAACGGTCCGGCAGCGCAGGCGCGCCAGCGACCTACCACCCGATCGTCGACCTGGAGGCGCCATGACCAAACGGCGCGACTCTGACAATCCCTGTATCCCACGGTCGATCCCACGCATCCCACGATCGCCCTCTCAAACCGCCGGACGTGACACACGGCACCTCACGGCCAATCTAGTCTTCGCAGCTCAGAGCCTACGCGCCGATCCCACGGTCGATCCCACGCATCCCACGCCCGATCCCACGCCCCACCCCCCTATAAAGGGGGGGGTGGGGAGGCGTGGGGATTCGGGGCAACCGCCAAGCCATGAGAAACCCCCGCAGACACCCTCCAGGAGGCACCCGTGCCCACCAGGCGCCGCATCACCGCCGCCCACCAGCTCGCCCGCCGGCTGGCCGCCACGGTCATGCTCCACGTCTGGAACCAACTCATCGACCAGCAGATCGCCGACACCCCCGAGGGCCACATCACCCGCCTCCTGGACGCCATCGAAGCAACCGGGCTGCGCCTCCACATCCCACGGCAGCCCCACACCCACCCGCTCGCCGACCGGGTCGAACAGGCCCTCTGCGAACTCGACCTGCGCATCCTGGCCGCCGAACACGCCGCCGCCATCGGCTCCGGACAGGCAGACCTGCGCACCTACCAGCGCGGCGGCGACCCCGTCGCCGGCCGCATCGACTGGGACGCGGTGCCACCCCACATCGCCGACGTCGAAGTCCGGCGGCTCCGCAAGCTCCGCGAGACCATCGACAACCAGGTCCGCTACAACCTCGCCACGCTCCAACGCGCACTTTCTGAATCGGGACAAAAGCATGTTTCCGCAGGTCAGGAGGGGGCTATTGACAGGACCGGCTAGACTCCATGCTGGCAGGGTGAGTTGTGCCCACCAGGCCGATCCCACACAACGCGGTGACCCCATGGCACTCGCACGATGACTGCCGACCCCATTGCGCGGCAGTGCACCGCCACTGCGAAGTCGACAGCGCAACGGTGTACGCATCGGTCCATGCGCGGACAGCGGGTCTGTCGCCACCACGGTGGGTCCGCTCCGCAGGCCAAGGCCGCCGTCAAACGACGCGATGAGCAGGCCGAGGCGGAGCGGGCCGTCCAGACCTACGGGCTGCCTCGCGATATCGCCCCCGATGACGCGCTGCTGGAGGAGGTCCACCGCACCGCCGGCCACGTCGCCTACCTCGGTGCGCTGGTCAGCGACCTGGACCAGCATGGGCTGAAGCAGTACGCCACCGGCGAATCCGGCGCCACGTGGGAGCGGGCGAGCGTTTGGGTGCAGATGTACCGGGATGAGCGAGCCCACCTCGTGCAGGTGTGTCGCGCCGCCCTGGCGGCCGGCCTCGCCGAGCGGCAGGTCCAGCTCGCCGAGCGGCAAGGCGAGCTGGTCGGGCGGCTGCTGCGCGTGGCGATCGAGGCGATGGGGGCCAGCGGTGAGCAGCAGCAGCGTGCTTACGACGCCGTACGCCGACACCTCACCGCAGCCTGACCCGTTCACCGAGGCGCTGCTCCGCGCGCTGCCAGGCGGCGACCCGTGGGAGCAGATGGCCCGGCCAGCGCAGCGCGCCCCGCTGGGGGACTGGCTGATCTGGCTGATGCTGGCCGGCCGCGGGTTCGGGAAGACCCGCTCGGGGGCGGAGTGGGCCAAACAGCAGGCCCAGCAGATGCCGGGCTCGCGTGGCGCGCTGATCGCGGCGAAGTTCGCCGACGGTCGCGACACGATGGTCGAAGGCGAGTCGGGGCTGCTGGCGGTCCTGCCACCGTCCGCGCTCCGTGGCGGTGTCCGCGAGAAGGCGTGGAACCGGTCACTGGGGGAGCTCCACCTCGACAACGGCAGCCGGCTCAAGGTGTTCTCCAGCGAACGGCCCGGCAGCCTCCGCGGCCCGCAGCACCACTACGCGTGGGGTGACGAGCCGGCGGAGTGGCTGGACGCCAGCCAAGGTGCCGCAAAAGACACGACCTGGAGCAACCTGCTGTTCGGCCTACGCCTTGGCCATCACCCCAGGGTCATGCTTACCGGGACGCCGAAGCCGCTCCAGCTCATCAAGGACCTGCTGTTCATCCACGGCGACCGACGCCAGGGCCGACGCCCCGACGTGCACCTCACCACCGGGTCGACGTACGACAACCTCGATAACCTCGCCCCCACCTTCCGGGAGCAGATCCTCGCCCAGTACGAGGGCACCCGGATCGGCCGCCAGGAGCTCCAGGCGGAGCTGCTCGAGGACGTGGAGGGCGCGCTCTGGCAGCTCGGCAGGATCGAGGAGCTGCGGGCCGCCCGGGCGCCGGAACTGGTCCGCGTCGTTGTCGCGGTCGACCCGGCGGTCACCAGCGGTGAGGACTCCGACGAGACCGGCATCGTCGTCGCCGCACGCGGAATCGACGGGCACGGCTACGTGCTGGCCGACCGGTCCGGCCGGCTCACCCCCAAAGGGTGGGCGGAGCGCGCGGTGCTCGCCCTCGACGACCACAAGGCCGACCGGGTCGTCGCGGAGGCCAACAACGGCGGCGACATGGTCGAGGCGACCCTCCGCACCGTCCGGCCGACGGTGCCGTTCCTCAAGGTCACCGCCACCAGGGGAAAGCGCATCCGCGCCGAGCCGATCGCGGCGCTGTACGAGCAGGGCCGCGTCCACCATGTGGGCAGCTTCGACCAGCTCGAGGACCAGATGTGCTCGTGGCTCCCCGACTCGGGAGAGTCGCCGGACCGGATGGACGCGCTGGTGTGGGCGCTGTCGGAGCTGATGGAGCACTCGAGCGCGCGGGCGTACCTGGCCGCGTTGGCGCCGCCGTGCCCGACCTGTGGGACGCCGAACAGGAAGGACACCCCGGCCTGTGCCAAGTGTGGCCACAAGCTCACCGAGGAGAGCTGATGTCGAGTCCGATGTACACGCTTCACCGTGGCCCACGGCTCAAGCTGTACTACGCCAACCGGCGCTGGTTCACCCACCCGGGCGTGTACGTGTGGGCGTTCGGCAAGAACCGACGGCTCGTCGCATTGCCACGACGGAAGCGGAGGTAGCCATGCTCGCTGTCCTCGCCGCGTTCCTCATCGCGCTGCACGCCTTCGGTGTCCACCCGAGCGGCGTCAACCTGTTCGAGCTCGGCCTGGCACTGTGGGCACTGCACTTCGCGTTCGACTACATGCCGCCGCTGCCCCGCCGGCAGCAGTAGGAGCTGATCGTTGGACCGCCTTCTGCGCCAACTCCCCCTACGCCTGCGCCTGCGGCGGCTCCGCTGGCGCTGCGTGAACTGTGACGCCGACGGCACCTGGCGGCAGCTACGCCACCGCTGCCAAAACCCGCTCAGTCACTACTGGATCTCGGAGGTCGGACGGTAGTGCCCCGCTTCCAACTGCGCCGCCGCCAGCCCCCAGCCGCCCAGCTCGCCGAACAGGTCGCTGAGCTGCTCAAGGCGAGCGTGCCCGGCCTCGGCGCGCTCCCCGTCGGCACCGCCACCACCACGGCGACCACCCCGGCGATGCCGGGCGCGCGTGGCGACCAGCAGGCCGCGCTCCCTAGGACCGACCCGCTGGTCGCGTTCGGCCCCGGCCGGCCGATCTACCCCGCGCCGCTCGACCCGCGCCGCCCCGGCACGCAGCGCGCCGAGCCGCGCCGCTACGAGTACCCGGTCTCGTGGAATCTGCACACCTCCGCGCAGCACGGCCGGCTGCTCGAGTGGAAGATCCTCCGGGACTTCGCCGACCGGATCGACATGGTCCGCCGCTGCATCGAACTCCGAAAGTCGGAGCTCGTCAGCATCGACTGGGACATCACCATCGACCAGAAGGCGCTCAACCGGGTGATGGCCGCCACCGACGAGAAAAACGAGGCCCGCGCCGCCCGTACCCTCCGCGACAAATACGAGGACGATATCGAGCGGCTGGTCCGCTTCTGGCAGCAGCCCGACCCCGTCAACCTTGACGGGTGGGACGACTGGCTCTCCATGGCGCTGGAGGAACACTTCGTCCTCGACGCGCTCACCATCTACCCGCGGATGACGCTCGGTGGTGACCTGTTCGCCCTGGAGATCCTCGACGGCTCGACGATCAAGCCGCTGCTTGACTACCGCGGTGGCCGGCCGATGCCCCCCGCGCCCGCCTACCAGCAGATCCTCTACGGCTTCCCCCGCGGGGAGTTCACCGCCTCCGACTCGACCCTGGTGGAGGGGGAGTACGGCGCCGACCAGCTCGTCTACCGGCCGCGGGTGCGGCGCACGTTCACCCCCTACGGGATGAGCAACACCGAGCAGGCGCTCATGGCCGGCGCGCTCTATGCGAAGCGGCAGAAGTGGTTGGGCGACGAGTACGACGAGGGCACCACTCCGCGGACGTGGATGCGGACCGACTCGGACTACTCCCCGGATAATCTTCGCGCTTACGAGAGCGTCCTGAACGACGAGCTGGCCGGCGACAACGCGGAACGGATGCGCGCCAAGCTGCTCAACCGCGGCTTCGACCCGGTCGAGATGAAGCAGTTCGAGGAGATGTACAAGCCGGACTTCGACGAGCATCTGATCCGGCTGCTGTGTGTGCACTTCGACGTGATGCCGACCGAGATCGGCTTCCCCCCCCGCCACGGGCTGGGCGGGAAGGGCCATCAGGAGGGGGAGGAGAACACCACCTACCGCAAGGCGATCAAGCCGCTGCTCGGCTGGCTCGTGTCGATCCTCAACAACCTCTCCACCACCTACCTCCAGATGCCCGCCGACCTGACGTTCACGTTCCAGGGCCTGGAGGTGGAGGACGAGCTGAACCAGGCCAGGGCGCGGGACCTGGACATCCGCAACGGCACCGTCACCCTGAACGGCATCCAGGCGCAGCTCAGCCGGCCGCTGTACGACTTCCCCGAGGCGGACATGCCGTTCGTGGTGACCGGGTCGGGTGT